TAAGTTTATCTACAACATCAACTGGATTTTGATCAAGCGGTAATTCTCCCAATTTTGCTAAATTTGCTCCTGTTGTGGCACCACTAAAACCATTTTCAGGACCACCTTCCATCATTGGTGCAAACTGGCCTGCTACTTTGGCAAGAGGAGAAGACACCGTTTCTGTAGCACCCACTTTTGCGGCATGCATTGCTTGAGCAGATTGCTCCATGGCTTGTTGCATTTGCCCGAAATTCTCAGCAAATTTTGATGGATCACCACCTCCAAGTATTTTATCTGTATGTTCTTGAACAGAGTCCATTAAAGTGCCGGTATCCCCCATGCTGGCGCCAACAAGTTTATTACCTATTTCTTTTAATTGAGCAGCTTGAGCTGACGGTATACCGAACATACCTCCCTCTTGCCCAGTGCATTCTAAATTAGCGACTGCATCCAACATATCTTTAGCAACTTTTTGAACTGGTGATGATTTTATAGAATCTAATAATTCTTTAGTAGTGGTAGGCATAGCCAAACCATTACCTTCCATCAATTCAGCCAATGCTTCAGATTCTAAACATTTTTCTCCAACTTCGCAACTGCCCTGGGCACCCACGCCGCCAGATTCATATATACTTTCACCACCTGCCATGATTACTCTCCTATAATAACGTCTTCACTACCGACAGCACGTGGGTGGCCACAATTATCTTTGTCAATTTTAGTTCGCAATGCTGGTTTTCCTTCAATAATAACTGACTTACATGTTGATACGGTTTTAGCACTACAATGTATGGGAACTGGCACCCAGCAAGGCGCGTGGGGAGTGACATCCATGTTGGGTATGCCTGCTTTTCTTCCATTAATTAAAACAGATTTAGCACCGCCTTGAGCAATGCCACCTGCATCATTAGGGTCTTTATCCCGCTGTGCTTTCCATGCCATAGTATTATTTATTTAACTTGGCATAGCAAGACCAGTAGTTCCTTGAATATACTGGTCAGACATTTCTTTTCTTGTCGGGGCAATTACTAAACAATTTTGCTTAGATATAGTTACTTTACTATCCATATCCATAGTCAACATAAACTGACTAATACCCATGCCTTGTGGACCTAATTGTAAAGTCATTGGTTTATCTACTGTAATTGCAGTATCTGTCTCCTCTATAAATTTAGCAACTACTTCTTCGCCAGTTACTAATTTAATTGATATAACATCGCCTTTTTTATAATTGAGTTCAATTAACATCCATACTTTCCTTAAAAATTCTAATGGCACTATAGCATATTAATAATCCTATTGCGCCGCCTATTACTAAATCTGGCATATTACTTTGTGTTAATCCTACTAATATACCAGCGATTATAATTCCAACGCTTGATATAGCGTCATTCCTACAACAAATATATGCACTCTTTAAATTGATATCTTTGTGTCTATAATATAACAACAACATAGCAGATGCCACATTTCCTATTAACACGAAAATACCTACTATTGTAATTGGTGTAGCACTAGGCACATATCCTGTCGTTGCATTTTGTACAACATACCATAGAGCAAGTATACCAAATACTAACATTATTACTGATTTTAATAATGCTACCTTTGCTTTAACTCGCAAAGTAGCTCCCATAACAAACATACTGCTTAAAATAATTAAAGCATCGCCTATGTTATGAGCACTATCCCCAAGCAAACTCGCAGAATGAGAAATTAGGCCATAATATAATTCAAGAGCAAACATCACCGCATTAATTAAAAAACATATAATTAATGCATTACGTTCACATGCTCCACATTCTTCAATATCATGACATTCGTCATCCAAACATATTCTAAACATTATTCCTGTAGTAGAGTGTCCGGTGTCTCCACTAATCCATTAAATCCGCCTTCTACTAATTCATCATTAATATAAATTTGCGGAACAGTCCTATGTCCTTGTTCCAAAATCCATTCTCGTGCTTCTGAATTATGTTCAATATTTACTTCTTCATACTCGATATTTTTTGATTCTAGATACTGCTTTGCTCTAACGCAAAAAGCACAAGAATTCTTACTATAAACTGTTACCATTATATTTCGCATCCTCCGGCTACACACGCCAGTTCTTGACTACTTGTAGTCATATCTTGTTGTTCATATTCGCTCAAAGTTGTCCAACTTACATTTTTAGGCATACTTTGCATTGCGTGTTCATACTGTTCTTTAGTACAATCTTGGTATGGTGCTTGTCTATAAGTGTGATCACTAAATGGTAAAAAGGACACGCCAGACATTTGATCAAAATGTTCATAAACCCACGCTCCGACCTCCAACCACTCATGTTCTTTGACACTAATTGTTACTGAGGGTTTATGTTCACACCAATAATCTTGGTAAATTTTCCACAACTCTAACTGTTCTATTGCTGTCATATCTTTTCTATAAACACCATACTGTGGTCCTTTCATTGGAAAGGAAAATACTACAGTATGTTCTGGTTTTGTTACATCATCTTCTACAGGAAATCCTGCTTCCGTCATCATTTTTGCTAATGGATCTTTTTTATCTGCTCGCACGGTTCTAATATAATATTGATTATGTCTTGCATGTATTCCACTTGCACTATCTACTAATTGACTTACTGTACCGGACGGTTTTACACAGGTAATCGCAACAGATTGATTAATACCAAGTCTCTTTGCCCAATCTTTATTAGTTGCAACAGCAATTTTTTTAAGTTCTGTAAGTAATTCTTCTAAACCTTTCTTTTTACCATTTGTTAATGGATTATCCATAATACCTGTTAAAGAAACACCCAACAACCTCTCTTCTTCACAATTTGCTAACCATCTCTTATTAAGATATCTAAAATTAGTTAATGTTGATTGAAATGTGCCTAAAATAGTTGCATTGATAATTTTTTCTTTTAATGTATCAAAAGTATCATTTGGCCTAATTACTACTTCAGATAAATTACAAAATTCCTCTGATCTTAAAATAATTTCACTACAAGGATTGGTGCCAAATTGATGATTTGGATCTCTACGTTCATTTTTAGCTGCTTGTGTTTTTGCCGCCGCTCTATTAAAAATACCACGTTCACCGGATTTGGATTCATAGAGAGATTTCCATTCTTCCATAAAAATGCCAATATCAGGACGTTCAGTGTAACAAGCAGAGTTATTTGCTAATGCTCGTTGAGTGTGTGTTTCCCACCATTGTCCTGACTTTGCTAAACGCATTCTGTCATCACTTAAATTTGATAGACTGATCAACGCAGAACGCCTTACACCACCTACTACTACTATCTCCGCAATTTTACATGTAATATCATGACACTCTAAAGATGTTAGTCTACGGCCTGCGGCGCCTTTAAAAATACCTACACAAAAATTAAATAAGTCTTCTAATGGTTCAGGGCCTGAGGCTCTACCACCAAATGTTTTTAATGGTGAACCAGCAGCTCTAACTCGTGTTAAATCCCATACAGGTATTTGTCCACCATACAATAGGTGAATTAATTCTTTAAGTGCTTTGGCCCAACCTAATTTAGAATCACTTATGACAAGTGTTGTTTCTGTTGGGTAAAAGTCGTCTGCAACACGTGGCATCTCATTAATCATTTGACGCTCAACACTAAAACCAACACCTGTACCATTCATTAAAATGTAAAGTATTTCATCAAATGCACGTGGGCTATCAATTGCTACAAATGAACAATTATACCCAGCAACATTCTCACGGCGCAACGCATCTCCTGCTGTCATAAGACAACGCATTGAAGGCATTACTTCTAAATTTAATACAGAGTCTTGGAGTTTTTCTTTAAGGTCTTTTGACAGATTATAATTATGAGTCTCTTTTAAATGTTCTGTGAAAAAACTAAAGTATCTACTTACTGTTTCTTCCCATGTTTCTCGTCGGTTGTCTTCATAACGGTAACGAGAGTATCTTGATAAATGAATGTATTGTTGGTATAGAGAGGGTAATTGATTATCTGCCATAGTTGAATCCTTAGTTATTATATCTATTATACAGTAAAGCGTAATGAATGTCACGCCTTATATGTATATATCGAGAATATAGTATTTG